GAACTAAGCGAGTCTGCTGAAGTACTGGTTCGATGGCTGGCAGAACACCGCGGGGTTTACGTCCCATTCCCTCAATCATTAAAGGATCAACTCAAGTGAGAATCAAAAGAACTGCTGCTGACCACTGGTTTAGCCGCTGCGTTAGGCTGCGAAATGATTTCTATTGCCAGGGATGTGGCGCAAAATATGAAGAAAACAGCAAGGCTTTACACTGCTCACACTACTTTAGCCGAGCCAAGAAAGGGATTCGCTATGATGCCCTGAATGCTTTTGCCCACTGCTATGGATGCCATCAAAAGTTTGGCAGCAATCCTGATTACTTCTACCGTCATTATGTTGACACCTACGGCGAAGGAGCCTTGGAGTTAATTAGGGAAAAGGTAGAGGATATTATGCTGGGCAAGCGCATGGTCAAGGAAGAGAAGGAAGTAGCTAAGCATTACAAGGCCGAAGCCGCCCGTCTTGAGAATGAGAGGGCGGCTGGTGTTGTAGGCTGGTTAGAGTTTGAAAGCTGGGATTAGTCTTCTGCTAATCTTTTCTGTGTCATCATGCCGCCAAATTGCTCAAGCGGCTCAATGCCTGTTCGCTCTCCAATGTTGCGTGATACTCGACCAACATCCCTAATAACCGGAACCTCTGAAGCAAGACGCGCTACAGGATACTCTCTGTCTGCCACCCCAATAGCTGTGCCAGCAATATCAAACGGTCTGGTCACCGCTATCGGCAACAAGCCTTGAGCAAACGTAAGCATAAGGCCATTCTGTTTAATCTTGCCAAATTGGTAGTCATTGAGGCCGAGAGTGTTGGCAGTCAATAGTGATGCCCAAGCATCGCCATAACCTCTAGCAAGGCCACCAAACGATGCCTCTCCATCGCCAAACAAATACTGCCGCCCCTCATTAATTGCAGCATAACCACCTGCGCCATATACCGCGTATCGACCTAAAAACTCTGCAGCTTTCTCTGGTTTACCAGCCTTAATATTTCCCATCACCTCGCGCAAAGCAAGTGCCTGCTGCTTAACAACAAAACCTCGCAACGCCCACAGTGGACGTAGGTTAGGATGCCGCGCCCATGCCGATGGCCTGCCTGCTGCACTAATTAGCTGCTGCTGACCAAGACCCGCAAACATAAGCTCTTCAACAAGCTCTGCACCTTTGCCCGTATACTTTTGCCAATCCAAGCCGTGTTGTTTTAGTTGGCTAGACAGAATATCTAGCTCAGCTTGGTTAAAGTAAAACCCCCAGTTTTCTTTTAATGTGCCTGCTTCTGCATCATCGGCTGCGCTCTTCAAAACGCCACGCATTACACCCTTCTTTCCGACTTGATCCATTGCTGCAAAGCCAGATCCTTTCATCAAGAAGTTTGCCGTATTACGCATCTTCTCGGCGGTAGCCACCATCCAGTTTGACGCATCACTAGCTTGGTCGTTAATAATGTTTACAAATTCGCCAAACGTCTGGTTGTCTAAGCCCATCTTTTTAAGATCGGCATTTGGAACTTTCTTAAATGGAGTGGCAACTTTCAGCCCTTCACGCACAGCGCTGCCGCCATACTTAGCGCCAAGCAAGGGAATGTCAGCAAGGTTAAGCACAGCTGACAACGGACCTGCCAAGGTAAGCGCATACGCCAGGGAATTTGCGGCCTGAATCAATGGATGCGGAGTCTTGGCCTGCCCCATAATTGCTTCAGTGATTTCTCGTACAGCAAACTCAGCACCTTCGTCACTAATGCCCTTCTTGGTTAGCGTAAACCTCAACGCATCCATAAACTCATCAGGAGTCAATGCATCTGTTGATGCTTTGCGTAGATTTTCTGTCAGCAATACAGGATCAGTAGCCATCTCGCCTGTTTCTTCAATTACAGCCGATGACCTTTCTAACGCACGCTCACGCCGTGGCCCTGCCTTATAGTCATCAATGCGAACGCCAAACTTGCGCTGTATCTCTGCAAGTCTCTGCATCTTAAATATGCGGCGCATATCAGAAACAATGGGGTTCTCATACTCAGCAGGATCAGGACGGCGCGGGTCTGCTTCGTCAAGGTAAGAGCCGCGAGTACGCTGCTCAAACGCAGGATCTTCAAACATCTTCTCGATCTCTGCGTCCGTCATCCCCTCTTCTTTTAACCTATCGCGATACCCTCTATTGCGGGTATGCAAATAAGTAATGCCGCCAAAGTCAGCACCAAACACCTTACCATTTAGCTCTTCGTTTTTCTTCGCGCTGTACCCAAGATAGCGCTTCAAAGTAGCCATGTGTTCAGTGTTCAACTCTCCGTCAAGCACACCCTCAAGACGCTTAATGGAGTCATCAAAGCTAGACCCCATCTTGCCTGCAGCAAAATCTAACAATGCACCCTTGGCTCTGGTGCTTTCATTAATTACTTTAATTACAGGTACAAGTTCTTCTGATAGCCCGTCTAATTCTTTGTTGACGATTCGTAGCGCAGTTTCATCTGCTGCTTGATATCTTCCGCCAACGTCATTGCTTACACGGCGCATTAACCTGTCAGAAACGCCAGTAAGTTTATCGTCGTAAAAGCTTTTAATTGCGCCTGTCAGCCCCGTCCACAACTCACCAGCTGTTTGTGCTTCAGACAGCGGCTTTCTGGTGTACTGAGGATTGTCTACTTCGGTATACATAGCCGCATCTTCAGCTTCATCAATAGCTCGCTGCGCTGACTGCGTATCAATGTCGTATATCTCTTCGGCTACATCGTCGGTTTCTGTCTTTAAACCACCTTGAGTCTTTGGCTTTGTAGCAACATCAATTACTTTGCCGATAGTAAAACCAGCAAGACCACCAAACGCAGCATAACCTGCACGCTCTTCAAATGTTTCGCCAGTACCAGCACCATACAAAGCGCCCTCTCCTGCTCCAGCCCCAGCTGCTGAAGCCCCAGCTTTAGTTAAACCTCTAAACAAAATGCCGCCAGATGGCAAAGAGCCAAGTATTTCTAACGGCAGCGCATATTTAGCTAAAGCAGGATTTTCTTCTTTAAACTTTTCCCGAGCATTTTCGTATTCACGTTTTGCTTGGGCGTATGTTTTATCGGATGTAGCAGACTGCGCTACAGCAGCAAGTTCGCCAAGAAAACCTAAAGTAAGACCCTCGCCAAACTCAACCTGCAATGCAGATGTAGCCTCACGGCGTTTTTCCACAGACTTAAACGCAAGATCAAGAGCCTCGTCAGGAATAACGGCTTCCTGAACAAGCCTTAATTTATTGCTGTTTTCCCCGTCAATAATGCTTTGCGGAATTACAAAGTCTTCTTTGCTCATCTATCAAAACCCATCGCTGTTAACGCCTTATCTACAGACTGCATGCCATTTCCCGACAAGCTAACAGGCCTTGCTTCGGATCGGCCTGTAACAGTTGTCTGGGTTTCAAGCGTTTTGGTAGTCCGATCCTTTTGTATTCGATCCCAAACAAGTGCGCGATCAGAATTTTCTGTTGGATCTAAATAATCAGCATCTCCAGGTTTTAATCCCTTATTAAAGTTAATTGCTGCTATTGCCATATCAATAGATGACTGCTTATCTGTCTCTTCATCCCGCACGTTTCGCTCTGTTGCTTCCAAATCCTTAAACTCTTGAGGAAAATTAGAGCGCAAAAAGTCTATAACCTCTTGCTCAATCTGAACTGGAGCCAAACCATTTACTCTATTAAACAGCTCTTGTTGTTTTTCATCCGGCATCTCTTGAATCTTTTCTGCTAAATCATCAAACCACAAAGAAGATATATTTCCTCGTCTTGACCATTGAGCCAATGCGCCTTGAGCTATACCAACCGCTCGCTCGTCAGAAGCAGGCACAAGGTCTGACAAAGCCAGATTTACCTTAGCCTCAGCTTCTTTGGATTTCATGCTGATATATATAGGCTTAGCCAAATACGGGTCATCAACGCTAATTCCAAGATCTTTTAATTCTTGCATCTGCTTATCATTTAAAGGTTTGTTATCTCTGCGAAGAGCGTCAATTTCTAAACGAGACTGCTCTGCTTCTCTTTGAACGTTTTCATAGTTATCAACAACTTTGCCAAATCCTGCTGTTCTTGCTTTTTTTGCAACAGATTTATATTCTTCAGAGCCAAACTGAACCTGCCCCAACCCCCGCACAACAGCGTTTGTTTTGGCTGTGTACAATCTGTCTTCGTCCTCAAACTTTTTAATTTCAGCCTCTAAAGCCATATTGTTTGCTTCAACAACAGCCGCGCCGTTTTGCTTCATTACACCAAGTCGCTGCTGCAAGGCTTTTTGTGCCGCAAGCTCTTGGTCGGATAGTGGGCCTGCTTGATTTTGATACTGCTCAAGCGCCTGCTCAGTCTGCAAGATTGACCTAGCTGTATTGCTTTGCTGTTGAGTCTGGGTTGCTGCGCGTTGACCAGAAACAGTAGATAGCCCTTGAGTAATCAAACCCCTGGCTTGTCTGCTCTTAGTTCCTGTCAGCATCCCGTCTAGCGTTTGAGTTACCTCATTAAGAAGCCTCATGTCGCCTTGCTCTTGGGCTACCTGCGCTTTACGCAAAAGCTCTAGTGTGGCTTCTTCAGTTGCACGTTCCTCTGCCTCCTGCTCTCTGCGCTCTACACCAAGCATCCCTGCACCAATAGACATACCCGCTGCCCGAGCAAAGTTCGGGTTAGCCAGCTGTCCTAGCACAGAACCGCTTAGTCTTAAATTTGCACCTCTAGCCATGGCTTAGCCCTCAAGTAAAAATATTTTTAATAAAGTCAAACAACCCGCTGTCACTGCTTTGTGCGCCAGCTGCCAACACTCCAGCACCTACATTACCGATAAGGTTGGCTTGTCCCAGACCAGATGCTAACAACGCATCAATGCCCGTCATGCCTGCTTCGCCAAATAATCCGGTGCGGAACTGTTGAGACTGCTCTCGTAACTTGGCAGCGTTAAGCCCTTGCTGCAGCATATTTAGCTGAGCTGCCTCTGGTAACAAACCACCCTTTAATGCGGCAATAGACTGTTGAAGCTCAGATGCCTCAAGCGCCTCACGACCCTGCATCAAACCTAATCCTGTTTGAGCAAAACCTAACCCGCGAGCCTGTTGTGCAGACTGCAGGTTCTGCAGCTGCCCAGCTAATGTTCCGCCAAGCCCTGTAAACTGCTGACCTAAAGCCCCCGCCTGCGCCTGCTCTGCCCTAGCTTGCTGCATAGCCTGCAACATAGCCGTGTTCTGAGCTTCTGCTTGAGCCTTTGACAAAGCAAGCTGCTCTGGTGTGCCGCCATAAAGGTTTGTAGTAACCCCTAAACGACCCTGTGTAGCTAGTCTTTCTTCAAGTTCTAGTCGCCTACGCTCTTCTTCTGGGCGTTGTGCTGCACGAATACGATCAAATACCTGCTGTTCTCTCTGAGCAACAGGCATACCCGCTTCCTGCATAAAACCCATGCCTTGAGATATAGCAGCATCAGTAGCTTGCGCTAAGGGAGAATAGCCAGAAATTGGCTGGTCAAGCGTTCCAGTAACCCTGCCAAGAAGATCACCACCAATTCCTCCTGCTTGAATTGCTCCTGCTGTTTCTCCAGAAACATCCTGCAAAGCCCTAGAAAACAATGCGTTTTGCAAAGATGCAGCGGTGCTAGTTAATTGTTGATTTAAACTCCCAGGTCCAATAACAGACTGTCCAGTTCCAGAAGTAACAGTAAATGGCTGAAACTGACCCTTACTATAAAGATCAGCAGCCAGCGCGCTAGACTGCGATAAAGCTGTATCTCCAACAGATCCCAGCTTTTCATAGGCTGTATTAATCGCAGCTAAGCCAGCGATATCACCAAAAAGCGACATTAGTAAGTCCCCCCGTCTATAGTGACTGTATCCGCACTACCAAGGTCAACCGTTACATTTCCTGTAATCGTTAACGCAGGGATCGTCACTGTCCCCGTAAAGGTGGGCGAGGCAATATTAGACTTTGAAGCTATTGCTGTAACAATTGCATCAAACTCCGTATCAAACTCACTACCACGAATAATCTTATTACTATCGCCAGAGGGCAACGTGTCCTTGGCGCCAAAGTTTGTAGTCTTGCTGTAATCACTCATACCGTTTTACCTATTAACGCCAATAAGTTTATTTCTTGAATCGACAAAATTGAGCCATTTATATCTGCCTCAATTCCAATCGTAATCGCCGTGCCATTACCGCTTGCCTGCACAGATTGCCTAGTAACCAAAACACCACCTGTATACTGAGCAATACCATATTCACTTGCGCCAAAAAATGCAGGGCTTTGATCGCCTATAGTTATTTCATAATTCTTAAATGCTGTTTCAAAATCATAGGCCCATTTAACAAATACTGCCGCATCATTTAAACCAACAAATGTAGGCCGTATTTTTTTAAGTAGTTTAATTCTGCTTGGATCTCCAAATGTTAAAGCAGGACTAAAATACCTAAATCGATAAGACACTGAATTGTCTTGATACCCATCATACTTTCCAATACCGTCTGCAGAGCCAATATACAACGTCCCATCTGTATGACGCGCAAAGCATTTATGGCCCACAGAAGTCCACCTAGTCACTCTATAAGCGTTGTTTTCTAATTTGCCTTTAAGGTCAAAGCAGTAAACAGTTTGTTGGCTTGGAAACGCAATTAGATAAAAAGAGTTTTCAGGACTGTATATTGAGCAAAGCGGTTCTGTCTCTGATGAAATAACCTCAATCAGTTCAGTTTTTATATTGACGCTTAAATCTGATAAGGGCAGAGACTTTTCTTGAATTGTCCTACCAAGACTACGAAGTCCAGCATGAGACAAAAACAGTACGTCTGTACCAATTCCTTGAATTGAGTTGCGGTCCACGCAACCAACACCAGAAACAGTATCAGCCAGCTGCATTACCGCAGGACTGTTAGCATTTTCGTAAACAAGAATGCTGTGTGCGCCAAATACAACCAACAAATTATTATGCGCTGCCAACCCAACAATCTCGTCATAGCCATCAGGCCATGCTTTCGATACGTTAATCGACCCACTGCTGCCACCCGTAAAGTCAGCGCCATCAAGAAGATCAGACCAGTAAATAGTCTGCGCTTCATTCGCATTATCTGCTATCCAAAGCCGACCAAATGAAGAAACCGCCTCATTACACTTTAACGTAGCAGGCGTGGTGTTGCTGTTTACAGTACTAAAAGACCTAACGCCGTTAGCATTGTCATAAACTAGCGGGTCAAAGCCCCTTTGAAAGAAATATGCCTTGTTATTAAAGTTAACAATGCGCCAGTTATTAGCCGTAATCGTGTAAGACCCTGGCGTTGCGTCAACAAGAGTAGTTGTACCCGTAATAATCTTGTTATTACCTGTACTAAAAATAACCTCGTTATCATCCTCATCATAAAAATGATGAACCCTTTGAATGTGGGCTGTTCCTAACACGGTCTTATTAGTAGTTAGGACATTGATGCCCTTGCGAGACGCAATACGGCCTCGCTTATCAATTACCGCATTATCTGCAATATCTGCAAATGATGGGTCTTGCGCGATTGGAGAATCTTCTGTGTTTACCCCCTTAAACCCTGGGGCAATCAAGTCAATGCTTTGTAATGGTTGTGCCATGACTGCTCCTACGGGGTGTAAAAGATTGTTTCTTCAGGATGACGTTGAGCATCAAGGGCTATTGCATCTGACAAATACTTGTCCGCAATGGCAAAGTACTCTGGGGTAGATGTTCCGCCAGTTTCCCCTCGCTCTCTTGAAAGCAGAGCAACTGCAAGGTGAATAACAGGCTGGCTTGGAATTGCCAGTGTGTCTGTATTCGCGCTCAATGCCGTATTCCTAATTACTGCTTTTGCTTTCAAGCTATACACACCATCAGGCTTGGGATATACCTCAATCTGCGCATCGCCATTAGTATCAACACCTGCATAGGTGTAGTACTCAGGCGCGCCAGAAGCTGTGTTTTGAATAAAAAACTTATCGTCAAACCAGTTTTGAGTTTGATACGCCATCTCTAGATTTGAAGTATCGTTAATAAGATTTAACAGCTTTCCCTTGTCACCTGTTCCTGTTAGTGAATAGGTATAGTCATCAGCAGCCGTTGTGATTGTTAGTCGAGTTCGTAGTGCTGACCAATCCCAAGCAGCTTCAACCATCTCTTTGGCGTCATTAACAAAGTCTCCCGCCATTGTGCTGTAAGCATCATTAGTAACAGATCCAACCGCGTCTTCTCGCAAGCGGCGAAGCACATTGTTTACCAGATCCAAATATGTCATGTGAACATTCCACCTGAATTGCGTTTAATTATGTCGTCAAGCTCTTTTTCTGGAGTGTATGCCTCCAGTTTGGCTAGATAATCTTCATCTGTAATTGGTACGCCTGTTGGTGTGGGCGCATCAAAATCAAGGCGATACATAAAATCTTGGGCTTTTGGTGGCGTAAATCCAGAGCTAATGCCCCCGCCTAAACCAATGCCTTTAAACAAATTAAGAACATCACCTTCTCCCCCAGTATCCTTTGTGTCTCCTTCGCCATCTTTTACGTCGATAATGTCAGCTGCAGTTTCAGCATCTTTGGTATCAACTACCTGACCATCATCCTCGCCGCCTTCCTTGTCATCTCCGCTGCCTAGCTCGGGTTCTTTTTCTTTTGACTCTGGCTCAGCATCTTTTCCATTAATAATTTCGTCTATGGTTTCAGCGTCTTTAATAGGATTAGCCTGCATCTCTGCCTGCGTTTCACCCTCATCATCCTTGGTGTTTAAATCCTCGTCTGACTCTTCTCCCCCAGAATCGCCGCCATCATCCTTGTTGCCAATAATATCTCCAACAGTCTCAGCGTCTTTAATGGGATTTGCTAAAACTTCCTCCTGAGTTTCACCCTCATCTTTGGTATCTAAATCCTCATCAGGGTCTTCTCCCTCTGGATCTCCTCCGCCATCTTTATTGCTAACAATATCCTCAACGGTTTCAGCGTCCTTTATAGGATTAGACTGAAGCTCTTCCTGTGTTTCGCCATCTTTATTATTGATATCAGCATCTTCAGACTCACCGTCTTTAGTGTCTGATTGTTCTTCTTCGCCACCATCAGAGCCGCCGC